AGGGCGTGTTCGATGCATCCGGCCGGCTCAGCCTGACCGAATGCACCGACAACCAGCTGCATCGCATCCTGGAATGGCTCAAGAGCAAGGGCTTCAAGCCGTTGCCGAGCGCCCGTGCCGCCGCGCACCCCATGGCATTGAAGGCGCGCGCGTTGTGGGTTTCGCTGTATCACCTGGGTGTGGTCCACAACCCGGCTGAGCCGGCCCTGGAGGCGTTTGCCAAGCGACAGCTCAAATGCGAGCGCCTGGTGTGGGCGCGCCAGTCCGATGCGAACAAGCTGATCGAGGCACTCAAGAGCATGGGCGAGCGAAATGGCTGGCTGCAGTATGATCGGTGCACCGGCAAGCGGCTTGATCCGATCGCGTTGCAGGCCTCGCTCTGCAGCGCGATCCTGATCAAGCTGAAAGACCGTGACCTCGTGCCCGCCGGCTGGGCGCTGCACGATGCCGCGGAAAAGCTCTGCCGGATCAAGAACGGCAAAGACCAGCCCTGGACGGCTGAAGATTATCAGGCGCTCGCATCCGCCCTGGGGGGCAAGCTGCGCGAGCTGGGAGGCCCCGACGCGGGCATGGCAGCATGATCGGGCCGTTCAACCAGAAAAGCTCGTTCGGGCCTTCGCTCGACTGGCAACGCCGGCCGGCGCTGGGGGATGCCGGCAGGCGCGATCATCTGCGCCGCATCCGCGCCCTTCGCCAGGTCGCGATGATCCTGTGCAGCTTCGCGGCCGGGGTGGCATTTGCTGCAGGGTGGTTCCACTGATGGCTGGGCAGCGCAAAGCGCCATCGGTGCATGTGTCCAACGAGGCGGTGCTGCGCTGGCTGCAGCGCACCGGGACGTTCGATGTCGAGCAGGTGCGGCAGATGCTGGCATCTGCCCTGGACAAGGCCGTCCAGGCCGGCGCGGCCATGGGGGCCGAGGAATTCATCGTGCTTTCCGGCGGCATGGTATTCGTGGTCCGCAGTGGCGTGGTGACGACCGTCACGCAGGACGATGGCCGCCATAGCCATGCCCGCCTGCTGGCACGCCGGGTGCGGGAGGCGGGATAATGGGAGAATTCCGCCTCACCATCCAGTTGCAGGGCATCCTAGGCATGGATGGGTATGTGCGCTTCTGCGAGGCACTGGGCGGGACGCGGGTCTATGTCAGCCACTCGTTTCGCGATCCAGGCGGTGGGGCGCATCCTGGCCGACAAGCTCAGCCGAGCCATGGCGCCTGCAACAATCCGGGTTCCGCTTGCCCGCCGGGAACGAGCAATGAGTTATCGCGCTTTAGGGATGAGCAATGCGATGATCGCACGCAAGCTGGGCATTACCGAGAACGGCGTCGGGAAGCTGTTCGGCCGTGAGCAGGACTTGCCAGACCGGCCCGGTTCAGCCAAACACGACCGACAACTAAACCTGTTCTGATTTCTTGCCCGCTTCGGCGGGCATTCTTTTTGGCGCTTCAGAAGGCCAATGTTTCCCCATCGGAGGGCCGGCGGCATCTATGCCTGCCGGCCCGGTTTTGGATCGGGGACGGCCATGGGCGCGAATGTTCAGAAAATCATCGATCGCACGATCGGGGTGGAAGGCCGCTACAGCGCCAACCTCAATGATCGCGGCGGCCCCACTTGCTGGGGGATCAGCCGGCAGGTTGCGCGGGCCTATGGCTATACCGGCGACATGCGGACGATGCCGCGCCCGATCGCCGTGGAGATCTACCGCAAGCGCTATTGGGAAGAGCCGGGCCTGGCGCGCGTGGGTGATCTGGCGCCCAACCTGGCTGCCGAGTTGTTCGATACCGGCGTAAACATGGGCACGAGCGTGCCCGGCACGTTCCTGCAGCGCGTGCTGAACGTGATGAACCGGCAGGCTTCCGACTATCCCGATATTCCGGTCGATGGCCGGATCGGCACCATGTCGATCGCCTCGCTGTCCGCGTTCCTGAAGGTACGAGGCGCGGCCGGGGAAAATATCCTGATCAAGGCCTGTGATGCCCTGCAGGGCGCGCGCTACATCGGCATTGCCGAGAGCGATGCCAGCCAGGAAGCGTTTGTCTTCGGCTGGGTCACCAACCGTGTTGGCGCCGGCCAGTGACCTTCTGGGACTGGCTGAGCCGTGTGGGGCCGGGCTGGCCCAATGGGCGCGGGTGGTATGCCGCCGCGCTGTTCCTGCAAACCTGTGCGATCCTGGTGCTGCTCTACGTGGCGCCTGAGCTGGGCAAAAACGACTTCTTTCAGACGCTGGCCACGGCGATCGTGGTCACGGGTTGGGTCGGCTTTGCCGTCGCGGGTCGCGACAACCGCATCGATCGCGAACAGGTCGGCCAGGCGCAGGCCCTGGCGCAAGAGCTGGTGGCCCATCTGCGTCAGCAAGCCGCCTTGCCTGCTCAGCCTGCTGGACTGCCGGCGCCGACCGTGGCGGAGACGATGCCATGACCTCGCTAGCCTGGCGCGTCGCTGCGATCGGCGTGGCCGTCCTTTTGCTGATCGGCTGGCTGGTGCTGCACGATCGCAGCGTGGTCGCCAAGCACGATGCGCGGATCGAGGCAGCGGCCAGCGCCGCCCGTGACCAGGCCGCCGACGAGCGGACGCAAGATGCCTCCACCAACACCCGCAACGAACAGGATTTGCATCATGCGATCGACGGCGCACCGACTGGTGGCTCGCTCAGCCCTGCTGCCCATAGCCTTGCTTGCGAGCGGCTGCGCAAGCTTGGGCGGGTTCCCCCCTCCTGCGGACTTGGCAGCGGCGACGGAGGCCAAGCCGGTGCCCGGTGACGAGATCGCCACCGATCCGGTGGCCGAGGCGCACTACAACGCCGATGTCGAAGCCTGGGGCGATCGGTTGCGCTCGGCTGGCGGGCGGCTTTGCCGGTTCTTTGTGCGGCGGCGCATGCCAGGCCTAACCTGCCCGGCCGAGGCTGGGCAATGAGCGGCGCTCGCCAGACGTGGAACCTGGGTAATGCCATGGGCGGCGGCGTTCTGTTCCTGGTGCGCGAGGATGGCGCCTGGACGCTGCGCCTGGCGCAAACCCGTAATGACCAGGCCATCCCCATTTCAGCCGCCCAGGCCGGAATGCTGGCCGACCTGATCGCGCCGCGCAAATGAAGGTCACCGATCGGATGATCGAGGCCGCAGAGGCCACCGTCCAGCGCGAAACCGACGAAGCAATAGCGCGTATCCGGGCCGAACTGGTCGAGGAAGGCGAAGATTTCTGCATCGATTGCGATGATGCGATCGACCCCAGGCGCAAGGCGGCCATGCCGTCGGCCGAGCGCTGCATCCATTGCCAACAGGCCTACGAAAGGAGCCAGCGTGCTCAACACGATTAGTCAGTGGGGCGCGCTGGTGGCGCTGGGCCTCAGCATCGGCAACCTCTTGTGGGCGTGGGTGAGCCGTCCGGCGCGCGATGTCGGCAAGCGCGTAGATGATGCCAACGATCGGATCGAAGAAGCGTTCGAGGGCCTGAAGGGACACGATCGCCGCATCCAGCGGGTGGAGGACGACATGCGCCACCTGCCGAACAAGGAAGACCTGCACGCCCTCAGCACCAAGGTGACGGGCGTGAAAACCGAACTCGACATCATCGCCCGCGTGGTGACGCGGATCGATGAATTCCTGAGGAGCCGCCCGTGAGCTATGACCAGAAGTGCCAGGAAGACGCGCGCCTGGCGATCCTTGCCGAGCTGGCGCAGCAGCGCGACGCACGGCTGAACAGCCGCAATCTGCAAACCGTGGTCGACCAGATCGTGCGCAACCGTCCGCGCGAGTGGGTGGAAGCCCAACTGCGCTGGCTGGACAGCATGGGGGCGATCAACCTGGTTGAAAGCACCTTGCCCGGCCTGGGCCCGGTGCACCTGGCCACGCTGACCAGGCTCGGCCGCGATCACGTCGAGCGGCGCCAGTTCATTCCTGGCGTCACGCTACCGGCCGACGAGGAGTAAGGCCCGATGGCCGAGCGCTACAACACCCGGAAGAGCAGCCGGCCGAACGGAAGGGGACAGTTGTCGTCGATCGACTTGCTGCCCGAGGAGGCCGACGAGGCCATTGCCTGGGCCAATGCGCAGCTGCGTGAGCGGTCGATGCCGCAACAGGAAATCCTGCGGCAGTTTAACGCTCAGCTGGCCGATTTGGGCGCCGCGCCGATAACGCGCAGCGCGTTCAGCCGGCATTCGGTGCGCCTGGCGATCGAGCTGCGCAAGATGGAGGCAAGCCGCCAGCTTATGGACCTGGTCCTGAGCCGGATGGAGCCGGGCGAAAGCAGCGACAGCACAATCGCGGCAACCGAGCTGCTCAAGTACCGGATCATGGAACAGGTCATGGCCGAGGACGCGCCCGATCCCAAGCTGTTGCTCAACGCCACGCTGGCCCTGCAGCGCCTGTCGGCCACGAATGCGCGCGAGGCGGCCGTGCAGCGGCGTGACAAGCTCGACCAGCAGGAGGAAGCGGCGCGTGCGGCCGAGCAGGCGAAGCGCGAGCAGGCCGATGCCGAGGCGGCCGAGAAGGTGGATCGGATCGGGAAGGAAGCTGGCCTGTCTGCCGAGCATCTGGCCAAAATCCGCAAGGGCGTTTTGGGGCTGGCAGGATGAGTGCGGCCCGCGCCCTGGTCGGTTGCGAGCGCAGCGGCGTCATGCGTCGAGCCTTGGAACGTCACGGCTTCGAGGCTTGGAGTTGCGACATCGAGGCGGCGGACGACGGCAGCAACCGCCACATTCGCGGTGATCTGCGCGATCATCTTCGCGATGGCTGGGATTTGCTCGCTGTCATGCATCCGCCGTGCACACGCCTGTGCAATTCCGGCGTGCGCTGGCTCTACATTGGTGGGCGCCGCGCCAATGGTCTCGATCCCGCCGGGTGGCATGCTTTGGAGGACGCGGCGGCTTTCTACCGCACCTGTCGCGACGAAGGCGACATTGCGCACCGCGCCTTGGAAAACCCCGTGATGCATGGCCACGCGATCGAATTGACCGGGCGCGGACCTGTGCAATTCGTTCAGCCTTGGTGGTTTGGCGATGCAGCGTTCAAGGCGACGGGGCTGGAATTGATCCAGTTGCCGCGCCTTCGGCCGACAAAGAAGCTGCGCCCTCCCAAACCGGGCACAGACGAGCACAAACGTTGGAGCTGCGTTCACCGGCATAGCGGATGGGGCAAGCACGGCGTCGATCGCGCCCGCGCGCGCAGCGAAACATTCCCCGGCTTTGCAGATGCAGCGGCGCAATCCTGGGCTGCGCATGTGATGGGAGCGAAAGCACCATGAGTGAAGGACCGAACTGCCAGCAGTGCATCCACCTGGCTGGTCGGCTGACATGCGCGCGGCCGGTGGAGAGCCACTGGAACGCTGCCACAAGGCAGCGTCGATCGCGGCTCAATGTCGATGCCGGCATCGAGCGATCCAGCCAGCGCTCGCTGCTGCGCAAGCGGCGGTGTGGCCCCGAGGGGCTCTTTTTCGAGCAGCGGTTTCCCGCCGAGGACGTCGCGAAACCGCATGAACACGACACCGTTGGGGACAGCGACGGGGACGACGGGGCATGAAGTCCAGAAGCGTAAATCTGCCGATGAAGCCGGAATTGGTTGAGGCCTTGAGGGAGATTTCCCCCTGTGGCAGCGATGACGCGCCGACTGTCATCAAGGGGTGGCGTTCGCACGGCAGGCACTGGAGGAGGATCGTGGCGGAGTACCCCAGCGGTTGGAAGCTGAGGGTCAACTTCGACCGCCATGGGAATGTCAGTTCAGCCAGCAGCCACCTCAGCCTGGTCGTTCGGGCCGCAAAACCATGACGGGCACGATCAAGAAGGCGGCCATGGCAGGTGCGGCCATCGCGCTGGCCTCCACGGCCGGCGTCGCGCCCGTTATGGCGCGCGATCCCGCACACCTGCCGCAGGAACTGCCGCGCGGCGCGGAAATCCCGCACGATCTGGACCCGCTTGCCGATGGCGTGCTGATGAAGCACCAGCGGGCGTGGCTGGAAGACAAGAGCGATCTGAAGATCGCCAAGAAGGGCCGCCGCACTGGCATTACCTTTGCCGAGGCCCTGGATGATACCCTGATCGCCGCTGCCGCACGCTCGGCCGGCGGCGACAACGTGTTCTACATCGGGGACACGAAAGACAAGGGCCGCGAATTCATCGGCTATGTCGCGCACTTCGCCAAGACGGTGGCGAAGGAGCTGGCGACGGTCGAGGAGTTCGTTTTCGCGGACGAACGCGAAGACGGCACGACGAAGGACATTTCGGCGTTCCGCGTGCGCTTTGCCAGCGGCTTCCGCGTCGAGGCGCTGTCATCGCGGCCAGAGAACATTCGCGGCCTGCAGGGCGTTGTCGTGATCGACGAAGCCGCGTTCCATGGCGACGTTCGCCAGGTGATCGACGCGGTGAACGCGCTGCTGATCTGGGCCGGCAAGATCCGCGTGATCAGCTCGCCCAACGGCCAGCTCAACCCGTTCGAAGAGCTCTATGCCGAAGCGGAGTCGGGCAAGAACGGTTTCAAGCCCCACTTCATCCCCTTCTCAGAAGCGGTAGAGAACGGGCTTTATCGCCGGGTCTGCCTGATGAAGGGCTGGACCTGGACGCAAGAAGCACAAGACGCCTGGGAAGCGAAAATCCGGGGCGCCTATGGCACGCGTGTCGCGCAGATGCGCCAGGAGCTGGACGCGATCCCAGCCGATGCCGTGGGCTCGGCCATGCCGCGCGTCGTCATCGAGCGCGCGGCCCAGGAGCGCGATATCGTCGTGCGGTATTTCCTGCCCGATGCGTTCAAGAACGCGGAAAAGAAGCTACGCCAAGTGCAGGTCGACGAATGGCTACGGACCGTGATCGCGCCGCGCCTGAAGACGCTCGACGCAAAGCGGCGTCACGATTTTGGGTTGGACTTCGCGCGCAGCGGCGACGGTTCGGACCTCGTGATCCAGGAACTGGGCCAGGACCTGACCCGGCGCTGGCGCCTGGTGATCGAAATGCGCAACGTGCCGTTCGAAACACAGAAGCAAATCCTGTTCTTCGTTGGCGCGCGCCTGCCGCGCTTTGGGCATGGCGCCCTCGATGCCACCGGCAACGGCGCCTACCTGGCGGAAGTCGCCGCGCAGAAGTGGGGCGCGCGGATCAGCGAGATCAAGCTGTCGGCCGAGTGGTATCGGCAGAACGGCGCGCCCTATGTCGATGCCTTTGGCGATGAAACCGTGCGGATCGCCAAGGACGATGACATCGTGCGCGATCACCAGGCGCTCCAATACGTGAACGGCGTGATCAAGGTGCCCGACGATCTGCGCTATCCAGGCAGCGACGGCCATATGCGCCACGGCGATACGGGCATCGCCGGCATGCTGGCCTGGTTCGCCTCGCGCCAGGGCGCCGTCTCCTACGGCTATGAGCCGGTGCAAACCGAGCGGCGCGATGACACCCGCTATCGCGATTATGCCGAGGACGATGACGACGATCGCGACGACGATTGGCGTGGGCCGGTAGGCCGACGGCTCAGATCAGGAGGAATTTCGTAATGGTACTGGTCGACCAGTGGGGCCAGCCCCTGCGCCGCGAGGTGATGACGCGCGAGATCGGCGGCGCCGGCATTGCCGGCGTGCGTTCCCCGATCGCGGGCTATCCGACCGATGGCATGACGCCCGCGCGCCTGGCCAACTTGCTGCGCGCGGCAGCCCAGGGCGATCCGCTCGAATATTTCGAGATGGCCGAGCTGATCGAGGAGCGCGACCTGCACTATGCCGGCGTGCTCGCGACGCGGAAGCGCAGCGTTACCCAGATCGACATCACGGTCGAAGCTGCATCCGACGATCCCGATGACGTGCGCCGCGCCGACATGGTGCGAGAATGGGTTTCGCGCGACGAGCTGGCCGACGAAATGTTCGATATGCTCGATGCGATCGGCAAGGGCGTGTCGTTCACGGAAATCATCTGGGATACGTCGGAAGGCCAGTGGTATCCGCAGCGCCTGGAATGGCGCGATCCGCGCTGGTTCACGTTCGACCTGACCACGATGAAACAGCCGATGCTGCGCGGCGGGATTGACGGTGGCGCGGTCGCTGAGCCGCTGCCCGCGTTCAAGTTCATCTATGCCCAGATAAAGGCCAAGTCGGGCTTGCCGATCCGCAGCGGCATTGCCCGCCTCGCGGCCTGGTCCTGGATGTTCAAGGCCTTCACCCAGCGCGACTGGGCGATCTTTGCCCAGACCTATGGGCAGCCGGTGCGGATCGGCAAATTCCACGAAGGCGCCACGAAGGAAGACCGCGCCACGCTCTATCGCGCCGTGGCCAACATCGCGGGCGACTGCGCCGCGATCGTGCCGCAGTCGATGGAGATCGAGTTTGTCGAGGCCAAGAATGTCGGCGCCGGCTCCGATCTCTATGAGCGCCGCGCCGACTGGCTCGATCGGCAGGTGTCGAAGGCGATCCTGGGCCAGACCACCACGACCGACGCGGTTTCGGGCGGGCATGCGGTTAGCCAGGAACACCGCCAGGTGCAGGAAGACATCGAGACGGCCGACTGCAAGTCTGTCTCGGCCACGATCAACCGGGACCTGATCCGGCCGTGGATGGACCTGGAATTCGGTCCCGGCCGGAAATATCCGCGCCTGGTGATCGCGCGGCCCAAGCAAGAAGACGTCAAGCAGTTGACGGACAGCCTGGCTGCGCTGGTGCCACTGGGCCTGCGCGTCCAGGCCAGTGAGGTTCGCGACAAGCTGGGCCTGTCGGAGCCCGATGCCGGTTCGGAAGTGCTTCAGGCGGCGCTGAAGCCTGCGGAAGCCGGGCCAGCGGCAGTGGCCCTGCAGTCGGCCCAGGCGCCGGCCAAGCCTGCAGCCGATCCGCATCCGGCCGACCTGATCGCGGCGGCCATGGCGGAGAAGGCCGTGCCGGCCGTGGCGCAGATGGTCGCGTCGATCGAGACCATGCTGGAGAAGGCGCGCGACCTGGGCGAGTTCCGCGACATGCTGATGAGCGCCTATCCCGACTTGCCGGTCGACGCCCTGGCGAAAGTCATGTCGCAGGGCATCGCATCGGCGCTGGCAGCGGGCCGATCCGACCTTGTCGACGAAAGTGGGGCGTAGGCGCCCTGGGGCGCCCGCTGGCGCGCGTTTGGCATCCACCATCGCAAAACGGGGCCGACTGCCTTCTTAGCCCTTCTTAAAACCTCTCAAGCGGCCATCGGAGATCAATCGTGAGCCACCCGTCCGCAGTCTCAGGCGCATTCGGGCAACCGTTCACCCAGCAGGTCGCATTCTTTCGTGGCAAGCTGGGCAACCTTGTGCCGACGCAGCGCTGGGACGACATGCAGGCAGAAGCCCACGATACGGGCTTCATGGTGGCCGGCGCCGCCAAGGCCGATCTGCTGACCGATCTGGCAGCCGCCGTCGACAAGGCGCTTTCCGAGGGGCGTGGCATCGGGGAGTTCCGTCGCGACTTCCAATCCATCGTGGCGCGCAATGGCTGGACGGGCTGGACCGGCGAAGGCAGCGTCCAGGGCGAAGCCTGGCGCGTGAAGACGATCCTGCGGACGAACGCCTATACGAGCTATTCGGCGGGCCGGCATGCGCAGCTGCTCGACGGCGATTTCGCGTTCTGGGTCTATCGCCATGGCGACAGCCGCGAACCGCGCCTTCAGCATGTGGAATTCAACGGACTTGCCCTGCCGCCCGACCATCCGTTCTGGGTGAAGTACTACCCGCCTTCCGCCTGGGGCTGCAGCTGCTACGCGCTGGGCGCGCGGACGGCGGCCGGCGTGCGACGGCTGGGTGGCGATCCGGGCAAGACGCTGCCGGCGAACTGGGATGCGATCGACCTCAAGACAGGCGAGCCCGCCGGCATCGGCAAAGGGTGGGGCTATGCGCCTGGCGCATCGGTTGCCCCGGCGGTGCAGGCCGTGGCCGCCAAGATCGGCAGCTGGGATTACCGCGTGGCGAAAGCCTTCATGGATGACGTGCCGGCGCCTCAGCGTGACGCCCTGGCGCAGGCCTATCGCGCGCTGCCGAGCACGGCCGACGATGCGCGGCGCTATGTCCAGGCGATCGAGCAGGACCGCGCGCCGGCCCTGGACGCACCATCGCGCACGCTGGGCCTGTTGACCGACGAACAGGTTGCGTCTGCCCAGGGCGTGAAGGCCAGTGGCTTCGACTTCTCGTTGTCGGTGGACGAGGTGCGCCACGTGTTGGGCCAGCATGGCGACAGCGGCACGGAAGTGGCGCGGGGGCAGCGGGCGGTGACGGCAGACGATTTCGCGCTGCTGCCGGCGATCCTGAATGCTGGCCTGCCGCGACCGGTGGGCAGATCGAACCGCCATGATGCAGCCGTGTTCGAAGTGACGGCCGAGATCGGTGGCGAAACCTATGTCACGCGGTGGGAGTATCGGAGCAAGCGGCGCACCCTGGCGCTGCAGAGCTTCTTCATTCGGACTGGGAAGCGTGCCTGATCGCCCCTTCCCGAACGTTCGCAACGGAGCCGGTTATTGGCCGGCAGGTCGATGCGATCAGGCGGAGTTGATGTAGCATGATCCGGACAGAATTCAACGCGACCGAGGCGGCCGACGCGATCCGCAAGGCGATTGCCCAGTTGGCCGATATGCGGCCGCTGTTCCAGGACGTGACGGAATACATGATCGAGGCAACGCGCCAGCGCTTTGCCAAAGGCGTCGATCCCGATGACAACGCCTGGGCAGCAAAGGCGCAATCGACGCTCGATCGGTACAAGCGCATGGGATACGGCAAGCTGCCCCGCCCATTGATCGGCGCCGGCCGGCGCCTGTCGCGCGAGATCGTGGGGGAAGCGACGCGCGATGGCAGCGTGATCGGATCGGCGCTGATCTATTCGCGAGTGATGCAGGATGGCGCCGAAAAGGGCGCGTTCGGTGCCGATCGGCGCGGCCATCCCATCCCGTGGGGGCGCATTCCGGCGCGCACTTGGCTGGGTATCTCGACAGAGGACGAGCGCCAGATCATCGACATTGCCGACGAACACTTGGCCGAGCACTTGTCACCGGGCACCTGATGGCACCTGACGGGTTGACCTGAAGGACCGTTTCAAGCCATCACGGCCTGGGAATTAGGCCATCGGCTGTTTCTGGCCCGCTTCGGCGGGCATTCTTTTTGGCGCTGCGGCGGGGCACACCCTTGCCGATGACGCGCAAAACCCCCTCCATTGCACTCTGCTCGGCCCTCGACATCGCGGATGGCGATGGTGCGCCGGAATGGGTGCACCTGCTGCCGGCCGGCGAAATCCGCACGGTCGATGGGCGTGGCCCCTATCGCGCCACGTCGCTGCAGTCGGTGATCGAGCATTCGCTCAAGCCTGGCGACAAGCTGCCGATCGACGAGAACCACGCCACCGACAAGGGCGCGGCGCTGGGGCTTGCCGCGCCGGCACGTGGCTGGATCGTGGAACTGCAGGCGCGCCAGGATGGCCTGTGGGGCCGTGTCGAATGGACCGGCGAAGGCGCGAAGTTGATGGCCGACAAGGCCTATCGCGGGATCAGCCCGGCGATCCTGCACACAGCCGACAAGACTGTGGTTGGCGTGCTGCGCGCGAGCCTCACCAACACCCCAAACCTGCAGGGCATGGTGTCCCTGCATTCGGAGGAAGTGCAAATGGACTGGAAAGCGAAGCTGATCGAGCTGCTTGGGCTCGACAGCGGCGCCGACGACGCGGCCATCGAGGCGGCGCTCAAGGCGAAGATGACCGGCGGGGCCGGCGATAAGGTGGCGCTCTGCGCGCAGGATCTGCTTGAACTGCCGCAGTTCGTGGCGCTGCAGAGCCAGCTCACGGAGATCACCGGCAAGTACAACGCCCTGGCCGATACGACCGCGCGCACGGCATCGACCGCGTTTGTCGACGCGGCGATCGCGGCCGGCCGCGTGGGCCTCAAGCCGGTGCGCGATGAGTACATCGCCCTGCACATGCAGGACGCCGGCCGCGCCGCAAAGCTGATCGGCAGCATGCCTGTGCTCAAGGGCGAGGTGATCCTGGACAACGTCCAGGCCGATGGCGGCAAGGCCGCGCTCACCAAGGATGACCGCCTGGTCATGAGCCTGTTTGGCGTGGCTGAAGACGAATACCGCGAAGGCCTGAAGGCCAGCGGTCTGCACAAGGAAGCCCTGTAATGGCTGCTCTCACTGCACCGCGTAACACGCCCGAGAAGATCGGATCGGAACGCGCAATTCCGCTCGCCGCCAATGCCAAGGTCTACCAGGGCGGCATGGTCCAGGTCGCCGCGTCGGGATACGGGGTGGCTGCCGCAGCCGTTGCGGCCAACGTGACGGTCGGCATGGCGTGCGAAACCGTCGACAACACCGGCGGCGCAGCCGGGGCGGTATCAGTCAAGACGCGTCGCGGCGTACGTCGCTTCGGCAATTCGGCGGCCGGCGATGCGATCGGCCGCACCGAGATCGGCAAGACCGTCTACGTCGTGGACGATCAGACCGTCGCGAAAACCGACAACGCCGGCGCGCGTCCTGCCGCCGGCAAGTGCTTCGACGTGGACGCCAATGGCGTCTGGGTCGAGTTCCTCTGAGGGGCCTGCATCATGGATATCACTACCGACAATCTTAACCGGCTGCGGGTCGGCTTCAACAAGTCCTACCAGGGGGCACTTGGCTCGGCCGGCAGCGATGCGCAGCGCATCGCGACCAAGGTGCCTGCAACGCAGAAGAGCCAGACCTATGGCTGGCTCAACAAGCTCCCCAACGTGCGCGAATGGATCGGCGCTCGCGTGGTGCAGAACATCACCGAAGGCGACTACACGATCAAGGAAAAGCCGTGGGAAATGACCATCGGCGTCGATCGCGATGACATCGAGACCGACAACCTTGGCCAGTATGCCCCGCTCTTCTCTGAAATGGGCACCGCGACGGGCGATTTCAGCCAGCAGTTGCTGTTCGGCATGCTGCTGCAGGGTTTTACCACGAACTGCTTTGACGGGCAGTTCTTCTTCGATACCGATCACCCGATCATCGGCGCCGATGGCAACATGACCACGTTTGCCAATACCGATGGCGGCAATGGCACGCCCTGGTTCCTGATCGATATCAGCCGCGCGATCCTGCCGATCATCTGGCAGGTGCGGCGCGACTTTGGCGACATCGTCGCGCGCGACAAGGTCACCGACGACAACGTCTTCGACCTCAACGAATTCCGTTACGGCGTGGATGCCCGCATGAATGCTGGCTTCTCGTTCCCGCAGCTGGCCTGGGGCTCCAAGCAGCCGCTTGATCCGGCGCACTTTGAAACCGCCAAGGTCGCGATCGGCAGCATGAAGGGCGACAATGGGCGGCCGCTCGGCCTGGGCAAGAAGCTGCTCCTGGTCGTGCCGCCGTCGCTCGAAGGCGCCGGCCGCGCGGTCGTGACCTCGCAACTCGTCAACGGCGGCGAAACGAACAAGTGGGCCGGTTCGGCCGAATTGCTCGCCACGCCCTGGCTGGCCTGAGGGGGATAGGACATGGCGAAAGCAACAGCATCCACCAGTCCGGCCGACAAGCCGGGCGAAGGTCAGGGCGGCGGCATCGATGCCGGCACCACCGCTGGCGAAGCCGGTGCGCCTGGCGCCGGTGACGGCGCGAGCGGCGGCATCGATGCTGCTACCACTGGCGGCGAAGCCGGTGCGCCTGGTGCCGGTGATGGCGCGAGCGGCGGCATCGATGTCGGCACAGCCTTGGCCGCCGCGTTCATGCTGCGTCCGATCCTCGTGCGTTCGGTGGCCGCGAAGGGCCGCTGGCGCATCGGCCGGCATTTCACGCAGGAACCGATCCTGCTCGATGCCGCCGAACTGGATGACGATCAGAAGGCGCGCCTCGCGGGCGATCCCGAGCTGATCATCCAGGCTGTGGACTGACGGGGGCGGCCGGTGAGCTATGCAACCCTGCCATTGCTGATCGAGCGGTACGGCGAAACGCTGCTGTTGCAGGTGGCGGATCGCGCGGTGCCGCCGGCCGGCGCGATCGACAGCAGCATTGTCGATCGCGTGCTGGCCGATACCGATGCCGTGGTGGATGGCTATCTCGCCGGCCGTTACGTCCTGCCCCTGGCAACCACCCCGCCGCTGTTGGCTGACATCGCCGCCTCGATCGCAATCTACAAGCTGCACGTCTATTCGCCTGAGAAGAAGATCGAGGACGAATATCGCGATGCCATCGCCAGCCTGGGCAGGATCGCGACGGGCACCATCCGCCTGCCGGTGGCGGGCGTCGAGCCGGCTGGGACCGATGCCAGTGGCGTTGTCGTGTCCGATCGGCCGCGCGACTTCACGCCCGACAACCTGCGCGGGTTCGTATGATCCGCGTGGCCGATGTCATGGCGCGGATCGAGGAACGCGTGCCCGACCTTGCCGGCAAGCTGGGCACCGCAACCGATTTCGCCGCGCTGATCGAGCGCAACCAGGTGCCACAGCGTCCTGGCGCATCGGGCTTTGTCCTGCCTGGCCGCCTATCCGGTGGCGCTGTCGGCGCGATGGCTGGTCTGTTCACCCAGTCGGTGGGGCAAGGCGTGATCGTGGTGCTGAGTGTTCGCGTGGCGAGCGACCCTACGGGCGCTGTGGCACTCGACCAGCTCAGCCCGGTTGTCGATGACGTGATCCGCGCAGTGTGCGGGTGGTCACCTGACAATGCCCCTGGCGTCTGGGCGCTGGTGTCGGCCGAACTGGTCGGATCAACGGCCGGGGTGCTGATCTACCAGATCGATTTCACGCTCCAAGACCAGTTGAGGATCACACCATGAAGAAGCTTGCCGGGCGCACCGGACAGCGGCGATACTGCCGACACGACGATCGACGCCGGCATCGATGCCGGCGCTGCAACGCCTGAAGTGCCGGTCGAAACGCCCGCTGCTTCGCCCAAGACAGACACCGAAGCGATGCCGGAGCATGGCGGCAGCTTCATTCGCCAGGCCGATGGGTCTTTGGTGCGTGCCAACGATGAAGGGGGGGCCGCCTAAATGGCCAAGTACTGGAAGAGCAAAACCATCCTCGCCAAGATCGAGGCCATCTATGGCACCGATCCCACGCCGACAGGCGCGGCCAATGCGATCCTGGCCGAGGACGTGACCTATACGCCGATGGATGGCGAATGGGTGAAGCGCAACGTCGAGCGTCCCTACTTTGGCGCCAAGCCGGGCGTTGGCACCGGGTTCCGTTCCACGCTGACCTTTTCCGTGCCGATGGTCGGTTCGGGCAGTCTGGGCGTGGCGCCTGGCTGGGCGCCGCTGATCCGTGCCTGCCGCGCGGCTCAGGTGGTTACCGCCGGGGTGAAGGTCGAATATGCGCCGATCACCGACGCGCCTGAATCATGCACGCTCTATTTCGACATCGACGGCACCAAGCACGTGATGCTGGGCACTCGTGGCACGTGGGTGCTGAAGCTGGACGCCAGCGGCATTCCGATGATCACGTTCACGCTGACAAGCCTGTTCACCGTGCCGGTCGAGGCGGCCAAGCCCACGCCGGACTATAGCCAGTTCGTCGATCCCGAAGTGGCGAGCAAATCCAACACGCCGACGTTCACGATCGGCGGCACACCGTTCATTCTGCGGAATTTCGAACTCGACCTGGGCAACGATGTGCAGCCGCGGATGCTGGTCGGCCAGGAAAGCATCATCATTGCCGATGGCGAAGAGTCGCTGAAGGTCCAGGTCGAGGCAGTGCCGCTCACGACCTATGATCCCTTCACCGTGTGCAAGGCCGGCACCAAGCAGGCTATCGCCTTGGCGCATGGCACAGTGATCGGCCGCAAGACACGGATCGACCTGCCGAGCTGCCAGCAACAGATGCCGACCTATCAGGAACAGCAGGGCATCCTGGAATGGCCGCTGACGTTCACGCCGCTGCCCACGACCGGCAACGACCAGTGGAAGATCACGCTGACCTGATCTGGCGCCGCGCTCCCTTTCGCGCGGCGGCCGGTTTCGCCGCCGCGCCTTTTCTTCGATCCACGAGGCTTATCCATGTTCAAGATCACGACTGACCCGAAGTTCACGCATCCGGTGACCGTTTGCGTTCCCGTTGATGGCGGGTTCAAGGACCAGACTTTCCCGGTCACGTTCCGAGCCCTGCCGCTTGATCAGTTAGGCGACAAGAATGGCAACGAGGGCCAGATCGAGACGCTGCGCAAGGTCGTGGTGCATATGGGCGAGCTGGTCGACGATAACGATCAGCCCATCAGCTACTCGGACGAAATCCGAGATCAACTAATCCAGTTCGGTTACGTGCGCCTGGCCCTGCTCAAGACGTACATCGAAGCAATGTCGAAGATGAAGACGGGAAACTGAGGGCCGCCGCGCGTCATTGGGCGGGCGGCGGAAAACGGGACCTGTCCAACGCGGCGCGCGAGGCACGTGAATTCGGCATCCCCGAGGAGATCATCGCAAAGATCGAGGGCAGAAAAGATGATCGGTTCGAAGTCTGGGCGGAGAACTGGGCCACGTTGGAAGCCTTCCTTTTCGTGTGCACGCAATGGCGCGTGGTCAACCAAGGCGGAGGCCTTGGCCCACTAATGACCTACTGGATCGGCCTCGACTACGCGGCAGCGGCTGCTGGCCTGGCTGGCGCCGGCATCGAAACCACCCCTGAAATCTGGAGCGGGCTGCGCGTGATGGAAAGCGCGGCTCGCAACGTGCTCAACGGTAACCTGGACGCGGACTGATGGCGCTCAAGACATCCCTGGTCATTGCCGGCGACGCCAGCTCGGCCACGACAGCACTGCGCGAGACAGATGCCGCGCTGGCGAAAAACGCTGCCCAGATGCAGCGGCTGCAGCAGGCCACCGCTGCGGCCGACAAGTCGATCGAGTCGCTGGCTGCCGCCCAGTCGCGTGCGCAAATCGAGACCGAGCAGGCGAAAACGGCGTTCAAGAACGCCGAAATCAACCTGTCGCAATACAACGCGCAGGTACTCGAAACGAAGACGGCGCTGGGCTTGTTCGAAGCCGAGCACCGCAATGCCATCCGTAGCCTGCACGATGCGCAGTCGGGTCTGCAACAAACTGGGGTCTCAGCTGGTCAAGCCAGGGCCGGCTATCAGAACCTTGGGCGCCAGGCGCAGGACGTGACCGTCATGCTGCAGGGCGGTGCCAATATCGGCACAATCATTTCGACCCAGGGCGGCCAGGTTGCCGATGCCGTGGCGATGATGGGCGGCCGGTTCGCCGGCTTTGCTGAGTTCATGGCAGGGCCAGTCGGCGCGGTCATCATCGTGACGGCGGGTTTGCTGGCCAACGAACTTGTGCCCGCGCTGTTTGGTGCCGGCGACGAAGCGGAGAAAACCGAGAAGAAAACCGGATCGCTGGTCGAGGTTTTGAACGACAGCAAGTCGTCTTGGGAAGACGTCGCCAAGGCGGCCCAGGACTATGCCAACCAGCAGTCCAAAGCGAGTGAGACGACGCTCCATACGATCGCTCTGGAAGCATCGGCCATTCAAGCCCGCCTGCAGAACGCAATGGCCATCCGCAAAGAGACGCAGGCGCTGATCGAACAGAAGCTTGCAATGGCCAACAGGGCCGGCGAAGCGGCGAGCGATCCCAATAACCCCAATGCGGCGATCGACTCGACGGAACATTTTGGGAGCTTGGCCGAAGTCGGCCAATTGCAGGCGCAGCTTCGTTCGAACCAAAGTGACATCAATGCGCTGGCGGCCGCCGCTTCATCGGTGAAGATCAAGGTTGCCGATGCCATTGCCGGCATCAATTCTGACCCGTCGGCCAAGATCAAGACGGGGTTCGACGAACTGCGCCGCCAAGCCAGGGCGGCCGGTTTGAGTGTGGCCGATCTGACCAGTCGACTGACCACGCTCAATCTTCAGGAAAAGGCCGCGCTCGATGCCGAGAGCAAGCGCGAGAAGGCGGCATCTAAGCGGCCGAAGAAGAGCAAGTCCGAGAATTCCGCCGATCGTGCTGCCACGTTTGGCGAAACAGCCAGCCTGCGCATCCAGCAGATTACCGACCAGTTTTCCGACCTGCCTTCCGGGGTCGAGCGAACCAACGCTGCGATGCGCGAACTCGACCGGATCACAGGAGAGATCACGAAGAAAAATCCGCCAAACCTCAAGGAGCTTTTGGGCGATATCGCGGACGCGCGGGGGCTGATCCAAGAGAGCCTGAACAAGCCGTTCGAAGACTATCTGAAGCAGGCGCGGCAGGCACTGCAAATTGACCAGCTCTTGGCCGCCGGCAAGGATGATCAGGCACTCGCGCTACGCGACGTTTTGCAGCTCGAAACCAAGAGCGTGCATCTGAACGATCAGCAGTTGCAAAGTGTGCTTGCGACTGTCCGGGCGGCCCGTGAGTACTCGATGGTAATGCGCGATCAGCGTGCGATCATCGATACCCAAGTGCGCGCTGTCCAGGACATGCGTGGAGCGTTGGAACAGACTGTTGCCAACTCTCTGCGCGGTCGGTTTTCCGTGTCGAGCGTGATTAACTCGCTGGGTAATGCCTGGGTGAACATCACGTCGCAAAAGATCGTCGAGAGCGTGTTCGGCGATACGCTTCGCTCGCTGGAAAGCCGCGCAAGTGGCGCCGACCAGGTCGAGGCGGCAGGTAACCGGATCGCCCAAAGCCTCGATCACGGATCATCGGCTGTCACCGGCTTTGCAGACATAGTGGGCAAGGCCCGCGATGCGATTGAGCAACGCATTACGAGTGGGATCAGCCCCGCGAGCGCAGCCAGTAATTCAGCCGGCAGCGACCTGAGCGCCAGCGCGCTGAATGATCTGACGACGGCGTTCGACAAGGCGATCGGGCAGAAGAGCGGCGCCAGCGCTGACGGCACCACCGGCCCGGAAATCGTCGTCAACGGGCGGCGCAAATCGGCCGATGTATCCGGTGCCGGCAGCCTCCTGGTCGATATGGCCGATGGGATGCTGCGCTCGATCGGCGTGAAAACGCCGGTGGTGATTGGCCAGGTGCTGAGCAAGTCGCTCGCCAAGATCGAGAAGGGCATTCCCGACGCGCTTGGCGGGGCGATGACGGGGCAGACCGTGTCGAAGCTGATCCTGGGCCAGAAGGGTGACGGGATCGGCAGCGCGATCGGCGGTGCGATCGGCCAGAAGATGGGCGAAAAGTTCCTGTCGAAGGGCCTGGACCAGATCGGCGGCAAGCTGCTGGGTGGCCTGGGGAGCCTTGGCGGCCCGCTGGGTTCGGTGCTGGGCGGTCTTGCCGGCAGCCTGCTGGGCGGGCTCTTCAGCCAGGCCAAGACCGGCTATACCGTCGTCACCAACAACAGCACGTCGAGCGGCGGCAATGATGCCGCGTCGAAGCAGCAGACTTCGACCATGGGCAGTTCGCTGCAATCGACGATCCAGGCCATTGCCGACA